GGGAGAGCGACTCAACCTGCACTTCGCAACTTTATGGAAGAATTCTCTAACAACTGTGGATTCATTCTTACATGTAACTTTAAAAATCGTATCATTGAACCATTGCATTCCCGATGCTCGGTGGTTGAGTTTAATATTACAAAGAGTGATCGTCCTAAAATGGCGACTCAGTTCTTTAAACGCACCTGTAACATCCTTGAAGGTGAAGGTGTTGCATATGATCAAAAGGCTGTTGCTGAGGTTATTCAAAAGCACTTCCCAGATTGGCGCCGTGTACTGAATGAATTGCAACGCTATTCGGCTACTGGTAAAATTGACTCTGGTATTCTAGCCAGTTCCAATCTTGATAATATCTCGCTTTTGCTTGATCACCTGAAGAATAAAAACTTTACTGAGATGCGTAAGTGGGTTGGCGAAAACATTGATATGGATTCCGCTGCTCTATATCAAGCTCTTTATGATATTCTACCTACCAAAATCAAATCGACTGTCAGCATTGCTGGTGCTATTATTACATTGGCTGAATACCAATATAAAGAAGCCTTTGTTGCTAACAGTGAGATCAACCGTGTTGCTGCATTGTCTGTGTTGATGTCAGAACTGGATTGGAAGTAATATGCATTGGCTTCCAAAGGTTTTTAGAAAGGATACTCCTGCCATCTGTTTTTTATGTAAATCTAATATCACTGATGCTGGTGCTGATATACAATACTCTTATAACAATAATGGTAAAAAAACATTAGGTCGAGTTCTTATCTGTAGTGCTTGTGCTAATGAATTAGAGATCACCACCGGTGATCTGAAAGGAAGTGATCATGTCGACAAGCCCATTTGATTATGTTAACTCTATTACTACATCAAAACAAAATATGATGCGTGATACTGAAAATGATACACTTGCCGAAAAAGATTACAACCCTTGGGTTGTTAATAAAGCATTGTCATACTTTAAAGACACTGCACTCATTGCTAACGAAATCAATGTCCAATATCATCTACCTAAACGTGCCCAGTACGAATTCCTTATAAATATTGTTAGACCAAACAAACGTTGGGCTAAATGGGTTAAAGACGAAAACAATGAAGACCTGGACATTATTTGTGAATATTATCAATGTAATTCTAAAATAGGTCGTGAGTATCTATCCTTGTTGTCTAAAGATCAAATATTAGTATTAAAAAAAGAACTAGACAAAGGTGGAAATAAGAAATGACTTTAATAGACACATTGGTAGAAATTACATTACCCAATGCCGAAACATTCTTAAAAGTTAAAGAAACTTTAACACGTATCGGTATTGCGTCTCGTAAGGATAAAAAGCTATACCAATCGTGTCATATCCTACATAAACAAGGTAAGTATTATATTGTACACTTTAAAGAGTTGTTTATGCTAGATGGAAAGTTAAATAATTTTGATGACGAAGATAAAGGTCGTCGTAATACAATTGCAAATCTTTTGGAAGAGTGGGGTCTAGTTTCAGTAGTCAATCCTGAAATGGTAGAAGACCCAATTGCAGAAATCTCACAGATTAAAATCTTAGCACATAGTGAAAAAGGTGAGTGGGAACTTGTTGCAAAATATTCGATTGGCAAAAAGAAATAATTGACAACTTACAGAATTGTGATATAAATATCATTGGATTGCCTTAAGGGATCCAATAATATTCTTGCTTTATAGGAGAAACATATGACTGAACGTAGAATTACAAATGGTATGAAACAAGGTTTTGCAGATCCATTTTTTATTGGTTTTGACAATACTTTAGATAAACTTTATAATAAAACCCTGACAGTTGGCACTGTCCAAAATTATCCTCCATATAATATCATCAAGGACGGAAACGATCATTATCTTATTGAACTTGCCATTGCTGGCTTTTCAAAAGATGATATTGAAATTGTAACCAAAGGTGATAGTCTTACAATCATTGGTAAGACAAGTGAAAAGGATGAGAACTTATATTTACATAAAGGTATTTCGTCAAGAAGCTTTGAACGTAAATTTACTCTTGCCGATACTGTAGAGGTATTGGAAGCTGATATTCAGAAGGGTATGCTCTTAATTAGACTTAGAAATAATATTCCTGAATACAAGAAGGAACGCAAAATCAAAATTGGTCATTTACAATTGTATTCTGATCAAAAACCAGAAACGTTTCTTCAAGAATAATAGTTAACTATTCGGATGGTTGCGTAATAAACCCGCGGAGAGTCTATGGTTAGCTCTCCATCACACACATCACAGGAGAACTAAATGAGCAATAAAAACCCATATGAACTACGTTATGATATTTTGGTAATGGCCAAACAAATGGCTGACAGACATTATGACACACAAGCACAATTAGCTTGGCAAGCAGCTGAAATGTATAAAGACAATGTTGAAAAAGCATTGGAAGCTTGGGAAAAATATATCCCAAAAGCACTTTCACCTGATGAAATTAAAAAGAATGCTGAAAGTCTTTACACGTTCATTATGAACAAAGATTCAGTGAAAGAGCAATAATGATAGATCCAGATCACACCGTATTCCGCACTCCATGGGAAAAGAAAAAAGGTGGCAAGTAATGTGGCCATACACAGATGATGAGCTTGACTTCATCAACGGCAAACGTAAATAAGGGCGCTTCGGCGCTCTTATTAGTTGACATTTTGCCAAATATATGATATATTGTACTAATATTACTATGATTAGGAGACCATATGAGTTTTTATACTTCTGCACATCGTTACGGCAATCAGATCTTGTATCGTGGATATAATGACAGTGGTGCCCTTATTCAAGAACGTGTCAAGTTTTCTCCAACACTTTACGTAAAATCTAACAAAGAAACAAATAAAAGCGTCTATGCATTAGATGGAACTCTAGTCGAACCAATGAAGTTTGACTCTATGTCTGAAGCATCTGAGTTTGTTAAAATGTATGATGGAGTCCAAAACTTTAAAGTGTTTGGCAATTCCAATTATGTTGCTCAATTTCTTGCACAAAAATTCCCAGGTGACATTAAGTTCAATATGAACCACATCAATGTTGGCAACTTTGACATTGAGGTTGCATCTGATGATGGGTTTCCATATCCAGAACATGCAAATCATCCTGTCATTTCAATTGCATATAAGTCTTCCAAAAGCAAAATGTATCATGTCTGGGGCATGGGCGTATATGATACAACCAAATGTAAGGTATTGCCTGAAGGTTATCTGATTCAGTATCATCGTTGTAAGGACGAAATCGAGTTGTTGACATTGTTTCTTGCCTATTGGGAAACACATACACCCGACATTATTACTGGTTGGAACATTCGACTGTTTGATATTCCGTATATGGCAAATCGTATCAAAAAGGTCCTCGGTGAGGATAATATGAAACGATTGTCGCCTTGGAAAGTCGTGCAGTATCGTCAGATCGGTATCAAAGGTAAGTCACTTGATGCTTATGAATTGTATGGTGTTGGTCAGTTAGACTATATTGATCTATTCCAAAAGTTTGGTCATACATATGGCACACAAGAGTCATATGCACTTGATCATATTGCATATGTCGTCCTTGGTGAACGCAAACTTTCATATACTGAACACGGATCATTGCACGGTCTGTATAAAGAAGACTATCAGAAGTTTATTGATTATAACATTCGTGACGTCGATCTGGTTGATCGTATTGACCAAGATATGCGGTTAATTGAACTTGCATGCATCATGGCATACAAAGGTGGTGTGAACTATGGTGATACTCTTGGCACTACTGCTATTTGGGACAGTATCATCTATCGCCATCTGAAACAAAAGAACATTGTGATTCCACAGGCAGTTCATAAAGAACGCGGTGAATACCCAGGTGGTTATGTCAAAGATGTGGCGGTCGGTATGCATGACTGGGTTGTGAGCTTTGACTTGAACTCACTGTATCCAAATCTGATTGTTCAATATAATATGAGTCCTGAAACTCTTCTGAGTGGATCAGGTGATTTTGCACCACATGGAGTTGACTATTATCTGGATGCCAAACATGATCCATTACCACCACAGATCCGTGAACGGAATGTTGCTGTTGCGGCAAATGGATCAATGTATCGGAAAGATAAACAGGGTTGTATCCCAGAGATCATTGTCGGTCTATATGATGAACGAAAGGCCATCAAAAAGAACATGATCAAACTGAAACAAGAGTATGAAAAAAGTAAATCACCCGAACTGAAACGTGAAATTAACCAATTGGATAATACACAACAGGCTGTGAAACTTCTATTGAACTCATTGTATGGTGCTATGGGTAATCAACACTTCCGTTACTATGATCTTAGAATTGCTGAAGGTGTTACTCTCTCGGGTCAATTGGCTATTCGTTGGGCTGAAAGAGCAATGAATGGTGCTTTGAATAAGATCCTAAAAACTGATACTGATTATGTCATTGCAATGGATACTGACTCACTGTATGTTAACATGAGTGCATTGGTCAAAGAAGTAAAACCTGCCGACCCTGTTGCATTTCTAGACAAGGCATGTGCACAAAAACTTGAACCTGTTCTTGAAAAGTCTTATGCTGAAATGTTTACAATGATGCATGCATTTGACAATCGTATGGTGATGAAACGTGAAGCAATTGCTGATCGTGCAATCTGGACTGCTAAAAAGAGATATATAATCAATGTACACAACAACGAAGGTGTGCAGTATGCCGAACCCAAACTTAAGATCATGGGCATTGAGGCAGTCAAATCATCCACACCTCAGGTCGTTCGAGACAAGTTTAAACAGGCCTATAAGATCATGTTGACCGGAACTGAAAAGGATCTGATCAAGTTTGTTGAAGACTTCAAAGAAGTTTTTAAAGGACTTAAACCAGAAGAGGTATCATTTCCTCGTGGTATTCATGACATTAAAAAATATGAATCGGCTGGTTCAATGTATGCCAAGGGAACACCTATCCATGTTCGTGGCGCAATTTTGTTCAATCATATTATTAAAATGAAAAAATTGGATAAACAATATGAACCCATCCAAGATGGCAACAAGATCAAATTCTGTTATCTTAAGATGCCAAATCCATTATCGGAAAATGTTGTGGGCTTTCCTGGGTTCTTACCTAAAGAATTAGGTCTACATGAATATATTGACTATGATCTACAATTTGAAAAAACATTCAAGGAACCACTGAAGATTGTATCTGATGCCATTAACTGGCGTGTAGAACATATTTCAACATTAGAGGATTTTTTCTCGTGAAGACTGAACTTTTTGACTTTGGTTTTACAGCCGTATCTGAATCTGATTTGGAATCAGTACAAAATACTGAAACCATCATTACTGAATATGTAGCAAAACTTAATGGTTTACAAAAGAGATTAGATGGTGTATACTCATCTATATTACCTCTACTCAAACACTTAAAAGACAACCCAAATAAGGATTATATCTATTGGCCTAATCGACTTGAGAAAATATCTGAATTTGAAGAAAAACTAAACGAACTCTATAAAGGGAAATAATATGTCACTTATTGATAAACTACTGAAAAACAGTACAATAAAACAATCTGCCGTGATCACTGAATCAAAAGTATTTGGTAAAAAAGAAATGTGTCCGACACCAGTTCCAATGATCAACGTTGCATTGTCTGGAAGTGTTGACGGTGGTTTGGTACCAGGTCTGCTTATGTTGGCTGGTCCTTCCAAACACTTTAAATCTGCATTTGCATTGCTGATGGCTGCCGCATACCAAAAGAAATATCCTGATGCTATTATCTTATTCTATGACTCGGAATTTGGTACTCCACAAGCATACTTTGAGTCATTTGGTATCAATATGAAACAAGTTGTTCATACTCCTATTACTGATGTTGAACAGTTGAAGTTTGACATTATGAAACAGTTGGATGGTATTGATAAAAAAGACCGTGTCTGTATTATCATTGACTCTATTGGTAACTTGGCTTCAAAGAAAGAAGTTGAAGATGCTATGAATGAGAAATCAGTTGCTGATATGTCTCGTGCTAAACAGATGAAATCATTGTTCCGGATGGTGACGCCTCATTTGAATCTGAAAGACATTCCTCTGATCGCAGTTAATCACACATATAAAGAGATCGGTCTATATCCTAAGGATATTGTATCTGGTGGTACTGGTGCATATTACTCAAGTGATGCTATTTGGATCATCGGTCGCCAACAAGAGAAAGATGGTACTGAAGTTACTGGTTACCATTTTGTGATTAACATTGAAAAATCTCGACATGTTCGTGAAAAGTCTAAGATTCCAATTACTGTGACATTTGAAGGCGGTATCTCTAAATGGTCTGGTCTGATGGATGTTGCCGAAGAAGCTGGTTATCTACGTAAACCAAAAGTCGGTTGGTATGAACCTGTAAATCCAGCCACAGGTGAAGTATTGTCCGATAAGATGCTTCGTGCAAAGGAAATTGTTGACAATGGCGAGTTTTGGAATATGATGTTTAAGAAGACTGATTTGGCAAATCATATTCATAATCGTTATACTATGTCGACAAAAGCACATTTTGGTGCTGAACAAACATCAGTTGCTGTAGAAGAACTTGACGAAGATTTTGAATAATTATTCTAGGGCGGGGATCTTTCTCCGCCCACAATACTATATGAGGGACTTATGATCGAACAAACAATTCTATCTGGACTTATGAATAATGACGAATATGCCAGAAAAACAATTCCATTTATCAAGTCCGATTATTTCCATGATAAGAGTGAACAGATTGTTTTTAAATCTATCGTTGACTATGTAGATGAATATAATGGCTTGCCTACAAAAGAGGCATTGAATATTTCAATTGGTGAACTTACTGATATTAATCAACAACAATTTGCCGATGTAAATAAACTAGTCAGTTCTCTTTACTATGACGAAAAGACTGATGTTCAATGGCTTATTGATAAGACTGAAAAGTTCTGTCAGGACAAAGCAGTGTATAATGCAGTGCGTGAGTCTATCCTCATTCTTGATGGTAATCATAAGACTGCCGATAAAGGTTCTATTCCTGAATTACTATCAACCGCTCTTGGCGTTTCATTTGATAGTGCCATCGGTCACGACTTTATTGAAAACTCAGATGAACGATTTGACTTTTATCACAAAAAAGAAGATAAAATCCCATTTGATATTGACCTAATGAACAAGATCACAAAGGGTGGTGTATCACGAAAGACACTTAGCATTGCTCTTGCAGGCACTGGTGTTGGTAAGTCTTTGTTTATGTGTCACTGTGCTGCATCTAATCTTATGGATGGACTCAATGTTCTTTATATCACATTGGAAATGGCTGAAGAACAAATTGCTAAACGGATTGATGCCAATCTTCTTGATATTTCACTTGATGATCTTATGATGATTCCAAAGGATATGTACGTAAAAAAAATTGAACGTATGAAAGGTAAGACTACAGGTAAACTTATTATTAAAGAATATCCAACAGCGTCTGCCGGTTCTGCACACTTTAGACATCTGTTGAATGATCTAAGACTAAAACGTAACTTTAAACCAGATATTATCTATATTGATTATCTAAATATCTGTATGAGTTCAAGACTTCGTCATGGCGCCAATGTCAATTCATACACCATGATCAAATCGATTGCTGAGGAACTTCGTGGTCTTGCCGTTGAGTTCAATGTTTCTGTTGTATCCGCTACTCAGACTACACGTTCTGGTTTTGGTAATTCCGATATGGACCTGACTGATACATCAGAATCGTTTGGTCTACCAGCAACGGCAGACTTTATGTTTGGTCTTATCTCAACTGAGGAATTGGAACAGCTTGGTCAGATTATGATCAAACAACTTAAGAATCGTTGGGGCGACATCAATGCATACAAGAGATTTGTTGTCGGTATTGACAGATCAAAAATGCGACTATATAATGTCGAGGAAAATGCACAAAAAGGTCTAATGAACGATCAGAAACAAGCCGAGGATAAACCAATTATGGATTTACAAAAATATAATGATGTTGATGCTATTAATCCAGAAACTGGTGAATTGTTTAGCCTCAAGAAAAAGAAACCAGCTTTTGGAGGGTTTAAGTGAGTTACACGGTGAAACAAAATGGAGTATTGCATGAGGTGATTGAACGTGGCACCAATCTAATCGTGGCGGTCAAGAAGGATAATGAAGGTGCTCGTAAACTGGCACGGACGTTAAATCTTGGTGGTGGGTTCAATGGGTTTACACCATCATTCTTTTGTTACAAATATGAGATGGTAACTGATGGTGTGCTTAACTGAAAAAGGCCATCATTTCTGATGACCTTTCCTAGCTTGGTACGAGTGTCAGGCGGAACCCCACCGGCATTCGAGATGCGACCCTGACTTTTCCTGTTGTGATATACTGCACACTTGCCTCTTACGTTGTTTCACGTATTATCCGCACCCACATAATACTATTTATACAAAATGTATCTTTGTGGTTGACATACGTGAAAAAATAGTTTATATTGATTTATATAATATGTAAAGGAGCTTACAATATGCCTACTACTTTGCTTGAAGTGATCCGTGAAGCTATCAAAGAATCTCAGATGCTTGAACTGGGCGTATCTGAACCAGATGAAGATCGTATGTTGTTCAATGCAATGCGTTTGTCTGGCGCACCTTACTCGTTTGTTCAAGAAGTTTATCAAGAATATGCTGAATAACTGCATTTTGTTGTTGACATCGTGTTCTAGTTATGTTATAAAAATAATGTAACCAATGAAGGAACTGACCATGGAACTGATTGCAAAACACATACCAAGTGGTTATGAAAAGACCTTTCCAAATGCTCGTGAGATGATGGACTATTTGGAACCAATCAAAGAGGCCTGGGTTTCTTTCTACCGATACTCAAATGGCTTTGAAACAGAACCGAAACCAGTGTAAGGAGAACTGCCATGATGAACTATCTTGAGACTGCTACTACCTGGGACATCTTTGAGGATGTTGCAGGAGTTGTTATCCTGTTTGCTTTGTTTCCCTTGGCTCCATATGCAATTGCATTTATGAAAGTGATCTTCCAATGATTGAAATTATGAAACTTGTCCGTGATCTTTTGATCTCGTTAGCAATGGGTGCCATTATCTGTGGTTATTATCTTATGCGTCAACCAGAGTTTGTTGGTGAATGGCAAGCTAATGTTGACATTACATATGATTCAATCATGACTGAATACTATGCAGACTGTGATTGTGGAGTTGAACCATGAATGATCCATTAGATACTTTTATTCTACGCATTCTTGGTATGATGAAAGACTATGGATGCTCGATTGGTGAGGCGATGGAATGGGACTTTGAAAGTTTTGGGTTTGACATTCGAACCATGGATGCAGACCTGATGAAAGATGAGTTCCAATACTATTTGGTTCTGAACGGAATCACTCATGAAACCAAATATTTTGCAATCTTCACTGAAATCTTTACTGGTGATAAAGACTATATCCTCATCGGTGAACATGAGAAAAGTTAAAGAGCCTTTGGGCTCTTTTTTTTATATAAATAATCTAAAGCTTAATGGAGTTCCCATGAAAAGATTTAGACATTTTATAAAAGAATCAGAAGAGTCGGAGATTGCAATGGCAGATTTAAATATGGAGTTCATTAATAATGCTCTAAAAGTTTCTGCATTTAATATACCTCCAACTGAGTTTACCAAGACAGATCATAAAAAAGAAATTCAATATCTATTTAACATGCATTTCTTTCCAAAATTTGACATCACAAAAACCATTGATGTTGTTGATATGGGAAAACTGAATACACTCATAGGCAGATTAAAAAGTCAAAATCTGGATAACTTTAAAAAACTTCACAATTATAATCTCAAAGGGATTGGACCGGGTGAAGTAACGTTATATTTTTTAATTAATAATGCAAAATTAGGTGGTGGCGCATCTGCTGGTCTAGATATAATGGTTGGTGGTAAAGGTTACGAAGTAAAAGCAGTATCTGTAAGTAATGATGGGTCAATGGCTTATGACTTTAAACTTGGTGGCACTATTGCACTAGATGAATTCAAAATGGATTTAAATAAATTAAGAATCAAGCTTGATGTAAGAGGATCTGCTACTGAAATAGCACCAAATGATCTAAAAGCCATGAAACAAAAAGCCCCAGCAGAATTTAATGCTATTGAACAAAGATTTGCAAAAAGCGCCTATGATAACTATTTTAGCAAACATGAAGTTATCTTTATTAACAATAGTAAATATGCCAAAATAGGTGAAATTGCGGCTATTAAGACAATTAAACAAAACGAAATCTTTATCTATCACGTTACTAGCGGTACAATCAAACCAAAGGTCAAACTATGATTCGGTTTAATTCATTTCTAACTGAAGCCAAAAACACTCATATGGAACACCTTGAGGATGCAATCCTGAATGGTGGTGTTGAAGGTACGCGTGAAGCAATTAACTTTCTTCAGTCACTCCGTGACATGTTAGCTGGAAAAACCACAAACAAAGTTAATCTCACTATCAAATGGGATGGTGCTCCTGCAATTTTTGCCGGTATTGATCCATCTGACGGTAAGTTCTTTGTTGCCAAAAAAGGTATCTTCAATAAGAACCCAAAGGTATATAAGACTGATGCAGATGTTGATGCTGATACGTCTGGTGACTTAAATGTAAAATTAAAACTGGCTCTTGAGTGTCTACCAGAACTTGGCATCAAAGGCGTTGTACAAGGTGATTTTCTATATGCAAAAAGTGATATTAAAGAAGTTAAGATTGATGGAGAATCGTATATTACTTTTCATCCTAACACGATTGTTTATGCGGTACCAAAGAACAGTCTTCTTGCTAAACAAATCCTTGCCTCAAGAATCGGTGTGGTCTGGCACACTACATATCGAGGAGAATCTTTTGAAACAATGTCGGCAAGTTTTGGTGAGGAGATTGCTAGCGGCCTCAAAAAGTCGAGGAATGTCTGGTCGGTAGATGCTCTATATCGTGACATTTCAGGTTCTGCTAGTATGACAGAAGCCGAAACAGCACAGGTTACACAACTCTTATCGAATGCAGGTAAGATTTTTTCCAAATTAAAGAGAACAACACTTGATGGTATTTCAGATAATGATGAACTGCTTGTCCGTGTAAAAACATTTATTAATTCTAAAGTTAGAGAAGGACAACGAATTGGTGATACTAATAACTTTGTTGACGATCTTGTCACTTACATCACTGCTTATTATAAAAAAGAAGCAGACAAACTTAAAACTGATGCCGGTAAAGCTAAAGCAGGGCTCAAACAAAAAGAGTTAATGAAATACTTTGCAAATACTGATAAGGCGCAAATTGTGGCAATGTTTGATCTATACAACCTGATCACAGAT